ACTTGTTTTCGTACTGCTTGCGATCATCGACAAACTCAGCCTTACGCTGGCGCGTGTTGCGCTGGGTGTAGATGTGCAGGTTATCCAGCGTGGTGACGGCCATACGCTTGCCCGGCATAAACGGCGGGACGATGGCCTTACGTCCAGCGATGGTGTTACCCAGCAGCTGCGCCGCGATTTTTTCCGTGGGCTTGTCCGCCGCCTGGTACAGGCGGTACTGTTCCGCCGCGACCAGATCCGCGCCGACCAGCACCACCAGACGCGGGTCAGTGCGGAACTGCTGCGGGATTTTGTCGTTAATAAGATCAGAGGCCATCGCATCCAGCGAACGGTAATCACCTTTGTCATCCAGTGACACGGCGTCCGTAATAATCTGCTTCCCGCCGTCCCATTCCTTCATCAGCGTATGCCAGCCCTTATTGACGTCCTCGCCGTTAGGGTTCGCTTCAAAGTCGGTCGATTTGGCAATGCTTTTACCGTTGAAGCCGATGCGCAGCATATCCAGCGCAAACGCCTGGTTAGAGAAGGTCTGAACCAGCTGAAAAAATTCTTCCTCGGTCTGGCCAGAGTTAGCCCAGACTGAAAGCAGATCCCAGCGCAGCGCCGCGCAGGAGTCCGTTTCAACCAGCTTGTATTCATTGCCGTCCACACCCACACGGCGGGTAAAGCGGCCTGTTTCGCTGCGCCCGGTATACAGACCCGATGCGCCCACAGAAATCACCTGGCCGGAAAGCTGATCCACATCGGCACAGTAAATCATGTTGAGAAACTCAACTGATTCGAGCAGGGCCAGACGCAGTGCCGTTTCTTTCGGATCGGTCATGGCAAAATAATTACTGGTATTTTCGACGCCGTATTCCTTCGCCATACCTGCCGAAAACATTTTCATTAGCTTTCGGGCGCGTTCATTTAAAAACATAGAAATTCCCCGCATTGACGCGATTAATAATTAAAAGAGAGAAGCGAGCAATTAAAGAAACTTAAAGGCTTTGCTTTTATTTTTATCGCCAAAGGTACGCTGCGGTAAGGTCGTGACCTTTTTATCCAGCTTGCTGAAATTTTCCAGAATGGCCGGAAGGTCGGTATCCACCACTTCGGCAATCGTTTCAATATCACCTTCAGCAGCGGTAATTTTTTCTTCCACTGCTGTCATGCGTTCTTCAAGGCGATTAACCGCTTCCGCCAGCGCCTGTAATGCTTCATCACCAGGTGGGGTTTCGGTGGGTACTTCTTCTTCAAATTTCTTTTTCGGCTTGATGCCAAAATAAGTCTGCCACGGCTTACTCATATTCTTTTCCTGTGTAATTTTTCCGTCACTGGTCATTGCGCACGCGTAATAACCCTGTTTTGTTAAGTCGCGCTTTGAAAAGCGCAGTCGTGTAGTGCCAACGCTGGCGGGATGGTCGGTAACCGCCAGTCCCTTGAGATACGTTTTGCCGCTGCCGCGAAAGTTTTCCTCCGGCTCAATGGAGAAATAAACCAGCTGACCGCCCTGATTGGCGTATATCAGGTTCATATTGGGAATTATCTTTGCGTATAACCGTGCGAGTCCGTCATCACCGTCCTGCCACATGGTTTCCGCCACTTCGCCATAATTGCCCCAGTCGCGCAGATGTTCCGGCCAGATTAATGCGCCGTAATAGTCGGGCTGATAGGTTTCCCCCATATCAATGATCCACTCGCGGTAAATTTGCCGCTCGTCAACCGTATCCCCTTCGGTGGCAATACACAGCCAGTCGGTTTTTAAATGAGACATCGTTCCTTTCGCCTCGCTGTAATTGCAAAATGATTATTGCCAATAAATCACATTGCATCACCCCGTTTAATTCTTATCAGTTCGGATAAGCGCCGATAGCAGAACAGGCACGAATTAACACCACCGTTTTTTATAATCAGCCACGGCATAATTAATTCTATGGCTAAATATTCAGATGAATTAAGGGACGTGGCCCGCGCACTTTATTTGCGCCGCGCCACACCCAAAGAAATAGCGAGTGATTTAAATCTGCCGAATACGCGGATCGTTTATTACTGGGCGGAGAAATTTAAATGGGCTGATTTACTCAGCCATGAAAGCACAGAGGAGGCGATCGAACGCCGCTACCAGCTGCTTGCCGGGCGCGACGGAAAAACAGATCTGGAATTAAAGGAAATGGATTTGCTGATTGCTCACGCCACGAAGCTGCGCGCCCAGAGCAACAAACACAAAGAAAAGCTGGCGGAAAGCCAGGGCAAACGCAGCGATTACAGCGGCGGCGATGAGGACAGCGACCAGCCACGGAAAAAACGTAAGTACCGTAAGAATGATATTTCGGGCCTGACACAGGAGGACTTCGACGCTTTCGCAGAAGAAAACCTGTTCCGGTACCAGAAGCATTTACGTCTGAATATCGCCCAGCAAATCCGCAATATCCTGAAAAGCCGCCAGATCGGGGCAACCTGGTATTTTGCGTATGAAGCGTTTGAAAATGCCGTCATGACAGGTGATCCGCAAATCTTCCTGTCAGCGTCACGCCCACAGGCTGAGGTTTTCCGGTCTTACATCGTGAATATCGCAGAGCAGTATTTCGGCATCACGCTGACCGGCAACCCAATCCGCTTAAGTAACGGCGCAGAGCTGCGTTTCCTGTCCACCAACAAGAACACCGCCCAGTCGTACAGTGGCCACCTGTATTGCGATGAATATT